GAATGTATCAAACTCAGAGTGGTCAAGTTTTTTCTGTCCAAGTTCAACATTGGCAATGTGGTCCAAACGATATGACTCTTGATTAGTATAGGTAAACTTTTTATACAAGTCAAGATAGTCCAACTGAGTAATGCCACCAATATCATAAGAGATTTGCTTACGACCCATGATGAACACTTCAGTCTCTGTGACCAGACCCCAAGGTGAAAGCCGCTTCATCAACTTCTCACCCAGAATACGCTCCAAGCGACGAGCAATGTAAGGCATATCGTATAGTTGGTTGTTCCAACCAGTTACGATTTCTGGGGTATTGTTCATCCAGTAATGAATGAAGTCATTGAGCATACCGTGCTCTGATGAGAACTGTCGATACTCTACATTCTTTTGCTTGTTGAGAAATGGACCAACACCCCAAGTGATGATGTTCTTGGTGTTGTAGTCCTGAATAGTAATCAGCAGCATTTCTTCTGCTGCGCTTTCTACATCAGGGAATCCATTCTCAGAAGCAACCTCAATATCGATAGTTACCAGTTTGATTTTACTAATGTCGAATTTGATTTGATCTTCTGGATAGTTATCGGAAATGTATTGATAGATGTACCGATCATTTCCATAGATCTTAAATCCTTCTACGCCATCATACTTCTTGATAAACTCACGGCAGTCACGAACTGAACCAGGTTGAACTGTTTCAACATACTCACCGTTGAGAGTCTTGTACTTGGTTTTCTTTTTAGAAGGCACAAAAAGAGTCGGGTAAAACTTCTCCCGAGTCATGAAACTTTGACCGTTTTCATAACCACGGACCAGGAAGTGATCCCCGACCATCTGAACATTAGTGTAAAACTTCATTCCTCACCATCATTAAACATGCTACCCCAGGATCCGCTGCTTCCAGGTTTCCTGTTGTCCAGCATATCCATTATATCATCAATTCGCTTACATTGCTCAATATCCAGCAAAATTTGTGATAAAGTTTTGACCACCACAGGTTTCTCGTTCACGGCAGCAGACTTGATTGCTGCACGCATGTGAGACTCTGCTTCTAGCAGGTGATCTCTTGTACTTTTAGAAAGTGCCATTAGTTTGTTTTCTCCTCATATTTTTCAAGTAGTGTAGAGTTGGGGTCACACATAGTCAGGATTTTATCCGAACTAATCATGAACTCTGTCTGGTCAGTGTCATTCATCATCCAAGGACAAAGGTTAGGTCCTTCCCAGATTTCATGTGGGTTGATTAATTTGCAGTCTGGTTCACCGACATCTGCACCAATCTCCACGATTTCGCTAATCAGTTTCTCACTGTTAGTCAATAAAATTACTTTAACTATCTTCTCCATTTACCTTCTCCTCATAAAGTTCTTTGATTGCTTTGACTGGTTCTACAATAGTAACAATCCAATCAGCACGGACTGGGATTTCATCATCACTAGTGAAGAAAATCCAGGAAGAGAAAGTAACATTCACATCAGTGCTTTCAGCAGGTTCCTCTGTAAGGAACACAGACTTATTTACATCAATCTTATGTGGTTGCTTAAACAAATAACCACATACCTTATCATCTGAAATCAGTTCCTTGATATCAGCAATAACAGATTCACCTGACTTCAGAAGTGCAATCTTCGTAGACATTTACAAATACTCTCTCATTATAGTATACATTAAAAAAGGGGGTTAGGCAACCCCCCGATATTTAGAACCAGTCCTTTCGCTTGTGGTGGTCTGGAACGATTCTACCTAACTTGACTGTCAGAAGCCCATCCTCAAAATCAACTGATCTAACTTCCGTGTCATCAGCGAGTGTCCATGCTCGTGTAAATGACCGTTGAGCCACACCTTTGTGGACATAGTTAGTTTCCGTTTCTTTATCCTCTTTCTGACCCTCAATAAACAATTTACCGTCTTGGGTATAGACATTGATTTCTTTTTTCTTAAAACCAGCAAGTGCAATCTCAAGCAGAGATTCTACTTCACTGAGATGAACTAAATTGTATGGTGGATAGTTTTGAGTCGTCTCATGTAGAGAGAACAGACGATCAAAATATTCATCCATACCAATGCTGTTTTTAGTAATACGGTCCAACAGTTGATTCATGTTGGCAGCATTGTACCTCGTAAGGTTCGTCATTATTGTAGCTCCTTAAAAAGCGAGTTTGTGTTTTGTGGACCCCAAAGGCATCCACCACTATTTATAACACGCTATAAGGATTTTGTCTATTCGGTTTCCTCTACTCTCTTCTTCTTGGAACCGATGTTGTACTTAGTTTCCAGAATCCAGTCTCCCTTATCTCTGTAAGAGAGGACTTTAATTTGATTAAGTGGAGCAATATCTTGGATCTTTGTAGCATCTACAATCTCAACCAGTCCCCAGTCAGCAATCAGTTGCGCGATACGATTGCGACGTTGGACATCGTTTACGGTGAGATTAGCGTGCTTACCATCCAGTGCGAATAGTTCCTTAAAATGCACCAGGAAGTACCGACCTTGCTTATGCAGAATATGGCAGGACTGATAAATCTTCTTCTCTTTACGAGAGGCAACACCAATACGGGTTAGGGTTTCACGGACTTTTAAAAAGTCATCTGGTTCGCTTAGTGTAACCTCAACCATTTGATCAGGCGACCACTTCACTTCGGGTTCTTGAACGACACTCATTTTCTTCCTCCAGTCTCAAATTTCGATCGTATAAAATTAAGTTGTTCTTTAGTCAGAATCCGTAAAGCTTGCTTTGCCTTCTCATTACTATAACCATAGTAACGTTTAACATAATCAAGGTCTTGGATCTTGTCTTGTCGGAGCCAGGGAGAGAACCTCTTCTTTTTCCTGAGACTATTTAGATAAAACAAATATTGCATATCTTTGTCCAAGAACGAGTACTTATTCATCTCATTAGCAAACATAATACAATCAAGATGTCCAGAGAGACAACGATTGATAATGTATGGAGGATATTCTTTTGCTAAGAGTGGGTCTTCTTCAAGCCAGTTCTTTTTCGTTTGGTTGATCGAGTTTAACCAGTCCTTCAATTCCATAATTAAAAAGTAAAAGTTCCTTACGCTTTTGTTGCTCACGCATGTATTCACCAACAGATCTCATCGTATATGTGAGGTCAAACTCAGATGCATTCCATCCGTCAAATCTATCCCTAACCAGTTGGTCTGAGTTATAAGAAATCAACTGAGGACCAACAAACCTGTCACAATCAGCAGCAAACTTATCGTGATCGAATCTTTTATGCATTGATCCTTTACGCCCATAGAGGTTATCCTTAATATCATAAGGAGGATCAAGATAAGTAAATACTTCCCTATCATCGGTAAGCATCTCTTCGTATGAGAGGTTTGTAATCTTCCAGTTCTTGATAATCTGAGAATATCCAGGTAGTTTATCAATACCACGCATGGAGAAGTTATTATCAGATGCCTGAGGACTGAAAGATGATGCTTCAGTCAGACCAGAGAAAGAACACTTATTGACCACATAGAATGCTGCGGCAGTCCATAGAGGTTCTTGACCACCTTGAGTCAAATAATCTTTTGACTGTAGGAACAAGTCTTTAGCAGTTCCGCGACTAGGATACTTAGACTTCAGTTCTTGCAACCTCTTGTGCAGACGGTATCCATCATCCTGCAAGACTTTCCAGAATGTATACAGAGGTGTATACAAATCATTCACCCATACATCAAGATGTGGATACTTCTTGGTAATGTGAATCGCTACACTACCGCCACCAAGGAACGGTTCACGATACTCTTTAGAATCAGATACCTTCAGAAGGTATTGATCCATCTTGGTACAAGCGCGGGATTTACCCCCCGGATACCTGAGGGGTGTCTTCAGTGATTTCATAATCTTTAGGATGATACTTCAAATATTCAAAGAAGGTCAGTTTCATTTCCTTCTCAGTCATACCACAATGCTTTGCAGCAGCAGGTAAGTTCAGTCTAGCACGATATAGTGCTTGATTTGCTTCTTCTACATTTTCAGGAGTAGTCTTAACTACTGGGTCTTTCAGTTTGTCTTTGTCAATTTTGAGTAATCCCATTAACGTACCATCCGAAAGATACGGTTAATGTGTCCAGTCAGTTCATTTACACCGACTGCCATAGAACGATAACCAGCGCCAACATAAAGTTGACCTAGAACTACTGCGACTGTACAGGTTCCCCAGAAAAGGTAATAGAACCTAGATTTAATTTGATGTGACTTTTTCATAATTTGTCCTTACATTAAAGTGATAATATGCGTTCACAACCATGCCTGCCATTCCAAACCAATAGATGGTGATAAGCATGATACCAATCCAAGTGGGTATAGTAGTCATTAGATAAAAGTTGCTACGATAACAATTCTACGTTCTTTTTCTGGTGTGTAATGATAGTGTTCATAACCACCAAACGTAATTACATCATCCTCCTGAGGATCATGATATTCATCTCCAACCACAGTTTTACCTCCAGAATTTGTAAGGTAGATCAAAAGATTATTGTGTTCTTTGATATCTTCATGATCTCTATGAGGAACTGACTTTACAACTTTACTCAGTGGATGAACACAGTTTATAGACATCCTCAAAAACGAATTAACTATAATATCATTTTCAAGAAGAGTATTATAACAAATAACTGAAGCAGCATTAAACATTGCAGTATCTACTACTTCTGGCACTTGAAGTTTTGTTTTTTCAGGTGCTACTAATAATCCGTGAGCGTACATACCAATATTGGTATGACCATCCATTTCACTCTCAGTTGTATGTGGGATATAAACCCATTTCATCTTATTGGAGAGAATAAATTCTTTAAAACTCAAGTATTCTTCACTCTTTGGGTTATGAAGAACTTTAATCATTTTAATTCACACTCCATACAGAAAATTCATAATCTTCAATGACTTCATTAGAAAGAAAGTTTTTGGAAAGTTTTTCAATTTCTTTATTGGCATACTCTTCATTGTCTGCCTCAAAATCAATCTCAATCAACTTACCCAAACGCAGTCTATTAAAACTCATGTCAGACATTCTTCCACATGCTGCCATAACGGCATTACCAGCAGAATCACTAACTGCCTTTCTCAGTCTAACTTCAACTCTTGCTTTGAATTTCATTTGAATTCACACTCCACCATAAGTTCAGTCAGACAAGCGAGAATATTTATCTCCTGATCCGCGACGAAAGCGCTTTGATACTGATACTTAGCAAGAACAAGAACAGCAGCAGGAATACTACCAGGGACCAAGGAATCGTAAAGATTATCGTAGATACGACGCAGAAGTACAGTAGTATCGTTGTCCAGATTACTGACAATCCACTTTCGGACTTCCGCGAAGTTTTTCTCTTTGAGGTTCTTGACAAGTTCATTTATACTGATGTCTGAGAAACTTGCAAGTATGCCCGAGTCAATCCTTCCCCCCACTGCATATCGTTGGCACTCGTTGAGGACTCGTCGCCAGTCTGGGAAGTGTTTGTTGATGAGTTCAACAAGGACTTTCTTATCCGCCTCAACATTCTCAGAATCCAAGATGTCCGTGAGACGCTTGAAAAATTCCATTGCGATTGTGGATCGCTCTTTTCCTTTGATTCCAAACTCGATGACTGCACACCTTGAGTGGAGAGGTTCGATGATTCGGTTTTTGTAGTTACAGGTGAAGATGAATCGGCAGTTCCCATGAAACTCCTCGCAAAACGCCCGTAGTAAGAGTTGTACGTCGTTCGTTGTGTTATCAGCCTCATCGATAATGATGACTTTGTGTTTGCCAGTTGAAGAAAGGCTGACGGTCGAAGCGAAATTTTTTGCAGTATTTCTGACCGTATCAAGGAAGCGTCCTTCATCGGATCCGTTGATGACATAATAATCTACTCCAAGTTCAATGCATAGTGCTTTTGCGACAGTGGTTTTACCACATCCTGCTGGTCCCGCTAGAAGTAAGTTAGGAACCTCTCCTTTATCTAGGAACTCTTGAAAGGTCTTTTTTGTAGTCTCTGGGAGAATACAATCTTCAATTTTTTGGGGACGATACTTCTCAACCCAAAGGAAATCACTCATGATAATTATTCGCCAAGTTCATGGATTACAGGTTTTTCGTGGACTAGAACACGATAGAGTTCTGGGTGGTTACCAGCAGAGACAGGGATAAACTCTGTTTCAGAATTAAACTCATCATCGCGGACTGCCTGATTGATTACAATAGATCCGCCAGAACCAGAAGTGCTACGGTGATATGTTCCAATAGGCACTACCAGAGCACCACTCCTACGGTTTAAGTGAACGATATGATATGGAAACTTCCACTCAAAGTTCACGAGCTCAAACGTGCGTTCTCCTGAGAGGACACGATTATGGTCCACTTGATGATGGTGGATATAGAACTGTTTTGCACCGATGATATCGTCTGGTGGTGAAACTGCTGGTCCTTCGTGAACCACAAGATCAGATGCGTTTGAATCATCGACGGAAATATCATAGAACACAACATCGGGAGTTTCTCGGAAGACTCGATGCTTTCTGTACTGTACGCTCATAATAAAATTAAATGGTCATAGAATGTCTCTTGGTATAAACCAGTATGACACAAGTTGCCACCTTTTGCCAAGGAGATATGCCTGATAAAAATCTGTCACATCCTTGAAGGTGTTTCGGTACTCCTTAGGATAAATCGTCAGACTCATCACTATGAAGATTATAACATGGAATACGTTGCTAGCGGGATGGTGACCCAACTGGAACCCTAATAACTTAGCTTCATCATTCACAGAAAAACCCAACCTGAAATGACAA